AGGCATCGCTGGAGAGCGCCAAGGCCGAAAAGCGGGAAATCGAGCGCCGGAAGCAGAAAATCAAGATTCTTCTGGAGGTACTGTGATGGATCTGAAAGAAATGTCCATCGAGGCCCTTGAGGAACGGAAGGCCGCTATTGCCGAAGAGGTCAACGCCGAGGACGCTGATCTGGACGCGCTGGAGGCCGAAGCCCGCTCCATCAAGGAGGAAATCGAGCGCCGCAAAGCCGATGAGGAAAAGCGGGTGGAAATCCGCGCTGCCGTAGCCGCTGGCGCTGGCACGGTTATCAAAACTGTTGAGAAAGAGGAGAGAAAGACCATGACCCTTGCCGAAGTTCGGGCTATGCCCTCTTATGTGGAGGCTTATGCCAACTGGATCAAGACGGGCGATGACAAAGAGGCCCGTTCCCTTATCACCGAGAACGCCCCGGAAACCGTGACCGGTTCCGGTCCGCTGCCCGTCCCCACCATCATTGAGAGCGGCGTTCGGACGGCGTGGGAGAATGATCCCATCATGTCCCGCGTTCGCCGTACTTTTGTCCGTGGTAATCTGAAGGTTGCCTTTGAGCTGTCCGCCACTCCCGCCGTTGTCCACCAGGAGGGCACTGACGCTCCCAACGAGGAAACCCTCACCCTCGGCGTGGTGGAGCTGATCCCGGAGAACATCAAGAAGTGGATCACCATCACCGATGAGGCGATGGACATGGGCGGCGAGGAGTTCCTTCGCTACATCTACGATGAGATCACCTATCAGATCGTGAAGAAGGCAGCCGCCGAGGGCATCGCTGACATCATCGCCGCTCCCGCCGCTTCCAGCTCCACCGCCGTTGGTGTTCCCACCGTTACTGCCGCGCCCAGCGTGACCGCGATCCCCACCGCAGCCGCGAACCTGTCCGATCAGGCTACCAACGTGGTTATCATCATGAACCGTCTGACCGAGGTGGAGTTTGTCAACGCTTATGCGGCTGGCGCTTTTGCGGTTGACCCGTTCGCTGGTCTGCCCCGTGTCTACACGTCTGCGATCCCCGCCTATTCCGCTGTCACCGCTGGCAATCCCTATGCCATTGTTGGTGACCTCAACGGCCTCCAGTTCAACTATCCCAACGGGGATGGTGTTGTTCTGAAGTTTGATGACCTGTCCCTCTCTGAACAGGATTTGGTCAAGATCGTAGGCCGTCAGTACAGCGCTCACGGCGTGACCGCTCCCGGTCGTTTCGTGAAGCTGCTCAAGCCTAACACTTGATGAAGGTCAAGCTCGTCCGGGACGCAAGAATCAAGCACAAGGCCGGGGAGATCGTTGAGGTTTCCCCGGAGGAGGCTAATTTCCTGCTGTCTGTGGGTTCTGCGGTGATTCCCGAACCGGAGAAGAAGAAAACCGCCAAAAAGGACTAAAGAGGGGAGGGTCGATGATGCTTGAAAAGGTAAAGGCGGCGTTGCGGATCACCTCCACGGCGTTTGACGATGACCTCACGCAGCTCATCGCGGCGGCGTTGCTTGACCTTGGCATTGCCGGGGTCACGAAAGAGACCGCAAACGTGGAGCCGGATGCCGTCACCGACCCGCTTGTCATCCGGGCCGTCATCACCTATTGCGGAATGAACCGCATAAACATTGATGACGGTCAAAGAGCATGGTTGAAGCAGAGTTATGACGAACAGAAGGCCCAGCTTGCCACGGCAACGGGTTACACGGATTGGTTGGTGACAGCCGATGCGTGACGATGGGCTTCTAACGTTTTACTCTCTTCAAAATATCTCTCTGCCGGGACGGATGCCAGTTGAAAAACTGGTGTCCGTTTCCTCCGCTTATTACAGCCGGAGGACGGTGGGCATGAACCGCCTTTATGCGGCGGCGGGAGCGAACCGGGACATTGATGTTCTGGTTCGTTGCCACAACACGCCCACGGTCCCGGACGGGGCTTTGTTCGTAATCCTTGAGGACGAAAAGCAATATCGCATCGATGCCGCGCAGGAGATCGTTGAGCGGGATGCCGTTGACCTCACGCTTGTCAGATTGGAGGAGTTCTATGATGTCGCTACAGAATAAGCTTGAGCGCATCGGGACGGCTCTTGTCGATGGCGTGGGGAAGAATGTTTTCCACTACTGGCGACCGAATATGCAAGCGCCGTTTTGCGTTTGGGCGGAGGACGGGGAAACGACCCCGCTTGACGCTGACAACCAGAAAGCGGAACAGGCAATCGGCGGGTATGTGGACTACTACACCAAAACGGAGTATGACCCGCAGCTAGATAACGTTCAAGAGGTCCTTTCGGGCCTTGCGGCGGTGATGCCGTTCGGCTGGCGGCTTGATTCCGTCCAGTACGAGGAGGACACCAATCTCATTCACTATCAATGGACTTGGAGTGTTGCGTGATGGCAAAAATGACCATCGGCAAGGGCGTTGATGACTATATCGCCAGTTTGGACAAGCTCAAATTCGGCGTTCCGAAAATCGCTGGTCGCGCCATCTATCAGGGCGCGGATGTGGTCGCGGACAAAATCCGGGCGAACATCGAAGCGCTCCCCACGGAAGAGAGGAAGGGCGCGGGACGGGGGCGGAGGAATCCGACACCAGAGGAGAAACAGGGCTTGCTTGATGGGCTAGGCATCGCCAGGAAACGCACGGAAAATGGCAATATCAATGTCAAGATCGGCATGGACGGCTACAACAGCGATGTCACCGAGAAATACCCGAAGGGAAAGCCAAACGCTATGATAGCCAGATCCATCGAGAGTGGAACATCGTTTATCCAGCGGCATCCGTTCATTTCCTCCGCCGTCCGCACGTCAAAGGCGGCGGCAGAGGCGGCGATGGAGGCCGAAGTTGATAAGCAAATAGCTGAAATCATGGGGGACGGTTAAACCGTCTCCCACTTTTTATGGAGGTAATGATATGGCGAACGGTAAAGTTTGCACTGGTTTTTCCATGCCGTTTGTGGCGCTCTATTCCGCGTCCAATGGCACGGTGACCTATTCCGGGGGCATTCCCCTGGCCCGTGGCGTGAGCGTGTCCCTTGATGTGGAGGGCAGCTCCGACAATGACTTTTACGCCGACAACGTTCTGGCGGAAACCGACACACAGGCGTTTTCTAGCGGCACGGTGACCCTCACCGTGGACGGCCTCAAGGATGCGGCCCGGAAGCTCATCAGCGGTGTGGTCACTACCAAGAGCGTGACCGTTGACAGTGCGTCTGTGTCTTTCGACGTGTATGACGACGCCCAGGTGGTCCCCTATGTGGGCGTGGGCTTTGTGGCCCGGTATATGGAGGACGGCGTGACCACTTACGCCCCAATCATCCTCAACAAGGTCAAGTTCAACCCCGATGGGCTGGACGCCGAGACCCAGGGGGAGGAGATCGACTGGCAGACCGCCGAGCTGGAGGGAGATATCATGCGTGATGATTCCTCGGCCCATTCCTGGAAGATGATCGGTGCGGATCAGACCACCGAGGAGGCGGCTGTGGCCGCTATCCAGGCGATTCTCACCCCGGCGGCGTAACAGGAGGAAACCATGGTAATTCACGGCAGAGAGATCAAATTTAAGCGCACCGTGAAAGCGACGTGCGACATTTACAAGCTGGCCCCGGATGGGGACCTGTCTAAGCTGGACGCCATGCTGGAAAGCGGCGACTACTCCAAGATGGCCGATGTCATGATTGGTTTTGTTGTCGCTATGTCCAAGGGCTATGAGGCCGCCATGGCGTTTGAGGACCTTGATTATCATCCAAATCCGATCACGGAGGAGGAAATCATGCTCCTCACCACGGACGAATTGGAGGAACTTTTTAAAGGCTCCATTGCGGAATGGCTTGGCGAGAAGCCGACGGTCGAAGCGGAGGCCCCGAAACAGAAGGGAAAAAACGCAAACGGGGACAGCGAATAGAACTTAACCTGTCGTGGTTTTTGTTCTACGGGCGAAAACTAGGGATGAGCAAGCGGGAAATCCTCATTACCCCATACGGGGAAATGATGGACATGATCGCTTGCTTGTCCATTTATGACGGAAACGCTGTCCCGAAATCCAAAAAGAAAAATAAACGCTATACGGCGTTTGACGAAGCTATAAGACTGAGGTGATTCCATGGCGCAGAATATCGGCCCGAAAATCGAACTCCAGGGCGAAAAAGAGTTTAAGTCCGCTATCACCAACGCAACAACAGCGGTAAAGACATACAAGGCCGAGCTGGAAGCGGCGAAGAGCGCCATTGACAAGGATTCCAGCGCCCAGGAGAAGAACAAGGCGAAGCGGGAAGCGCTAAAAACGGCTATCGATCAGCAGAAGGCGAAGATCGAACAGCTAAAAAGCGCTATCAGTCAAGCCGATTCTGCCGGGGTCACATCTGAAAACACGATCAACCGGGCAAAGACCGCCCTCGCCAACGCTACCACCGAACTGAACCGGATGCAGCAGGAGCTGGCGTCCCTACCGAACCGATGGCAAGAGGTAGGGGCGTCTATTGAGGCGGCTGGGAAGAAGATCACCGATGTGTCCACAGGCATAAAGAACGCCGGGGATACGCTGACACGGAACGTAACCGCTCCCATCGTGGGCGTGGCGGCGGCGGGCGTTAAATATGTTGCAGACTTTGATTCTTCTATGTCCAAGGTCAAGGCGCTGGCCGGGAGTGCGTCGTCTGACGTGGCGGATTCCGTCATTTCCATGGCGCAGGAGACCGGGAAACAATTTGAGATCACCGGGGACGCTACGGCGGACACTTACGCCGCCCTGG